TAGAAGAGCTTTAATTATTGGACCTACTGTTTCAATGATTAGAGAATCTATTTGGACAACATTAAAAGGTCTTGTGCATCCTGATCATATAAATGGTTATCCAAGAGAAATAGATTTAGAAATAAGATTTATTAATGGTTCAAAGATTACCTTAAAAGGGTTTGATAGACCAGACAGTTTAAGAGGTATATCACCATCACCTACATTTATTGTGCTTGATGAGTTTGCATATATTAAACAAGATGCATTTACTGAGGTTATATTACCTATGACTTCAGATCCACAAAGAAGAGCAAGTGTATTTGTAATAAGTACACCAAAAGGAATAACCAATGACTTTTATAAGTTATGGGTTAAAGGTCAAGAAGATAAAACAGGCTTATGGAAGTCTTGGCAGTTTACTGCTGAAGATGTTAGGCCTGATATGAAAGAAGAAATTGAACTTGCTCGGGTTACAATGGATGAAAAAAGTTTTAATCAAGAATATTGCGCCACCTTTAATAACACTGGTGATGCTGTATTTTATAATTTTAATCGAAATATACATGTAACAAATAACCTACTTCCAATTGAAGAAGGTGAGCCAATACATATTAGCATTGACTTTAACGTCAAAATAATGGCTTCAACGGTATGGTGCCATCGAGGTAACCAATTACATGCAATGGATGAGTTTTATGGTAATGCTGATACTCATCAATTAATTAGATCTATAAAAGGTCGATACAAAAATAGAGATATAATTTGTTATCCTGATGCTTCCGGTAGAGCAATGAAAACCAGTGCTGCTACAGGTACAACAGATTTTAGTATATTAAGGAATGCAGGTTTTAAAGTATTAGCAAGATCTAAACAACCACCATTGGTTGATAGTGTTAATGCTGTTAATGCATTGTTAAAAGATGCTAAAGGTAATACAAGATTATATTTTAATAAAGATAAGACACCAAGAACAATTGCCTCAATTGAGACAACAACTTGGAAAGAAGGTTTTACTACAGGTATGGATAATGCTATTATCGACAAATCTAAAGGTGTTGAACATTATTCAGATGGCATAAGATATATATGTGAATTTCTATATCCTATAGGTAAACACAAACCACAAGTTATCCGTGATAGGTCGTGGTCATTTTAGTTTGTAACTAAATAATCAATATAATATAATAAAGTTTATCAATGGTAGCTATTAATCAAATGGCACTTAACCATTGGTGTATAAAGCTTATTTAAATTTTTGTGGTCCGAAAGCAATACATTCGAGCCGAGCTTTTTCAATTTTACAGCCTAGAGCCCAGCAAATACTATATTTAGCAAGGTGAGCGTGGTTGTACGATTAGAGCGCTTTCAATCAGAATAGAACTGACTGACTGCCCTACTAGGCTCGGGGCGTTAATGGGCTGCTGGGCGTGAGGGGGACTAGATCCCTCTTTGGCGTCGGGCTAGGGTGGCCATTCGCACTTTGACGAACACCAATTTCTTTCAATTCAAGATCGGCCAAATCAAAAATTATTTTAATTAACCGAGCCAAATGTTTTGGTTCATCTTAATGTTTAGGAAAAAACACAATATGGCAATTAGATATAAAAACAGTTCAGTCGTTAAATCGACAGAAACTGCCAAAGGCCCAGGATATCCAAATGATGAATACCTGAGTCAAATAAATGAATGGAAACGAAACAGAGCAATTATCCAAGGTCCATCTTATACTAAGGATTATGATTCTGTGCCTTCAAGTGACAACTTATTACTTCCGTTTAACCCTACAATGACACAAGAGCAATACGATTTTTACAAAGCTGAAGCTGAGGTACCGGGTGTATCTAGTGAATTTTGTAAAATGATAGTAGGTGGTTTATTAAGAAAACAACCAATGCTAGAAATTAACGGGGCTCCAGAAGGAGCTAAGCAATGGATATTAGATGATATAGGTTCTGACAAAAGTAACTTAATATCTTTCTTATCTACTGCTTTATGGGAAGAATTACAAACATCAAGAGCTTTTATACAAATTGACTTTCCTGTTGTAGATTTAGAATCTTTAACACCAGCTGAAAGAAAAGAAGTAAAACCATATCCAATATTACATCACGCTGAAAATATTGTAAATTGGTCTGAAGCTACTGATGCAAAAGGTCAAGTAAAATTAGATCAATTAATTACTAGATATTTTGTACTTGAATACGATCCAAATAGTCCATTTCATCCAAAATATGTTGATACTGTACAAGTTCACAAATTAGATGAAGCGGGTTTATATGTAATTGACACATATTATAGAGCCACATCTGACACACCAACATTTATTGATGGTGGAGTTGATTATTCATTTGATCAATTAACAGATGATTGGATTTTAAAAGAAACTAATACAAATTTATTCCAAAATGGTAAAAGAATGGATTATATTCCATTTTATCCATTAAACGGTTCAATCGAATGTGTTGACCCTTTAATGACTGCCATTGTTAACAGAGAAATTGCATTATATAATAAAATTTCAAGAAGAAACCATTTATTATATTTAAGTGCAACTTATACTCCAGTTGTTAAATCTGATTCATTAACTGAAAGTGAAAAATCTGATCTTGTAAAACAAGGTCTAGGTACTTGGTTATTTGTTAATAAAGATGATACTGTTGAAACATTACAAACACCAACCAATGCTTTAAAAGATATGGAAGAAGCTATTAAAGGTGGATATGATGAATTAACTAGAATTGGTGTTAAAATGTTAAGTTTGGAACCAAATAATTCAGATCAATCCGGTGTTGCCTTAAGCCTTAGAAATGCTGCGCAAAATGCGGCATTAGCAAGTTTAAATGCTAAAGTTTCAGAATCTATGAAAAAGATTATTAAGCACATGGTAAACTGGAGATATGATATTAACATAACTGAACAAGATATAAGATTTAACTTATCATCTGACTTCAATGCTTCTCCAAGAGGAAGTGATTGGATGAGATTAATTACTGAATGGTATCAAAATGGATTAATTCCAAGATCAACATTCTTAGAAGTTGCTAAAAATAATGATGCAATTCCTACAGATTATGATGATACTTCTGGAAGTGATGAAATATCTCAAGACAATCGTATTATTTCTCCAAGAGAACAATATGAACAAGAAATAAATGTTATTCAAGGATCTACTTCCTCAGAATAATTTTTAGGAGGGCTATCATGAAATGGTGGCAATTTAACTCTATAATCCTATTTTTAATGTTTCTCCTTGCTTATTGGCAGGGAGGACATTTTGGATTATGAAAGGACACAAATGCATAATGATTAATAATGATACAGTAGTAACTGCAAGTTTATTTGGTATAACTGCAGGGGTAACTACACAATCTATGATAGCAATATTAGTGGGTGCAATAGCCGTTGGGGTTGTTCAACCATTTTTTAGAGTTTTATGGACTAAAAAATTTGAAGACCAAAAGAAAAATAAATGTCCAACTTGTAAAAGGAAAAGACAAAAATGAGAATAAATGAAAATACAAATGTCGCTATGCCAATTAAAAATATGATGGCAATAATTATAGCAGTAGCATTAGGTATTTTTGCATATACGGATATAACAGCCAGAATAACAAGTCTGGAAACTAGTAGAGAATTATTTAACGCTGATTTATTAAAAAAGTCTGAACAGACAACTACAGATCAAGAACAATATTTATTATTGGAAGAACTTTATAAGACTGTAGAAAAAATTGAACAAAATCAGGAAATGAATATGACCAATAAGGTCAACATAGAATTTTTAAAACAACAACTTACAAAAGCCTTAGATGATATTGAAAAATTAAAAGATAAGGTAAGGGAAAAAGGAACTATTTAACATGATTGAAACTGTTGTAGCTCTGTGTATGTTTGTTGCAGGTGAATTAACTGAACATAGAATACAACCAGCAATGTCAAATTGTCTCAAAGGTAAAAGATTAGCCGAAAGAGATAAAAATGATAATGTTGATTATAAATGTGGAAAAGTAAAAGTTGAACTTGAAAACAACATAGACGGTTCTAAGTCAATTAAAAAAATAGTAGAAGAATAAAATGAAATATATATTGTACACAAGTCTTGCAATATACTTAATGTCAATAACTGTATTAGCAGCTAAAGCATATACAGTATTATAAAAGGAAAGAATATATGATAGTAGAAGATAGAGATGATTTACTCACAGATTTTGGTAAAACAACATTAAAGGACAGGTATTTATTACCTGATGAAAATAGTCCACAAGAGGCATTTTTAAGAGCGGCAAAAGCTTATTCTGATAATGATGAAATGGCACAAAGGATTTATAATTACTCATCTAAACTATGGTTTATGTATTCAACTCCTATTTTAAGTAATGGTGGTACAGAGCGAGGTATGCCAATATCATGTTTTTTAAATTACGTCGGTGATAGTAGAGAAGGATTAACTGGTCATTATACTGAAAATGCTTGGTTAACATCTATTGGCGGTGGTATTGGGGGATATTGGGGTCATATTAGATCTGATGGAACTAAAACATCTGGGGGATCTCAATCATCAGGTTCTGTTCCATTTTTAAAAGTAGTAGATTCAGAAATTATGGCATTTAGCCAAGGTAAAACTAGAAGAGGTAGTTATGCCGCATATATGGATGTACATCATCCTGAAATATTAGAATTTTTAGATATAAGAAAACCATCAGGTGGTGATATACACAGAAAATGTTTAAACCTACATCATGGAATAAACATAACTAATGATTTTATGGAATTAATCGAAAAATGTATTCAAGAACCAACTTATGATGATACTTGGAATTTAATCGATCCACATACAAAAGAAATAGTTAAAAAGGTCTCAGCTAGAGACTTGTGGCAAAAAATACTTGAAAACAGAGTAGCCACTGGTGAGCCATATATTTGCTACATTGATCATATTAATGATGCATTGCCTGAACAACAAAAGAAATTAGGATTGTCAGTTAAACATTCAAATTTATGTACTGAAATAACTTTACCTACTGATGAAGATAGAACGGCTGTTTGTTGTTTATCATCAGTTAATTTAGAAAAGTATGATGAATGGAAAGATGATAAATTATTTATTTCTGATCTTGTTAGATTTTTAGACAATGTATTACAAAGCTTTATTGATAATGCACCTGACAGTGTATTTAGAGCTAAATATAGTGCTACACAAGAAAGATCTATTGGTCTTGGTGCTATGGGTTTTCATGCATATTTACAAAAAAATAATATTGCATTTGAATCTGTTATGGCAAAAGCTAAAAATAAAGTTATGTTTAAACACATAAAAGAAGAAGCAGTAAAAGAATCAAAAAGATTATCTATAAAAAGAGGTGAAGCTCCGGATATGGAAGGTACTGGAATGAGAAATGCTCATTTACTTGCCATTGCTCCTAATGCTTCAAGTTCAATTATTTGTGGAACAACTTCTCCAAGTATTGAACCGTTTAGAGCTAATGCATATGTTCAAAAAACTATGTCAGGTTCTTTTCTCGTTAAAAATAAATTTTTAGAACAATTATTGGAAACAAAAGGTATAAATAATGAAAAAACTTGGACTTCAATCCTTGCTAACCGTGGCTCGATCTTACATCTTAAAGATCTTTCAGATTATGAAAAAGATGTATTTAAAACTTCGATCGAAATTAACCAACAATGGATAATTGAACATGCTGCTGATAGACAAGAATATGTTTGTCAAGGTCAATCATTAAATGTATTTGTTCCTGCTGATGTAAACATAAAAGAATTACATGATATGCATATGTTAGCATGGAAAAAGAAACTTAAAACATTATATTATTGTAGATCTGAAGCAATTAAACGTGCTGAATTAGTAAGTTTAAAAGTTGAAAGAACTATAATACCTGAAGCTGATGAATGTTTAGCTTGTGAAGGATAATTATGAAAAAGAAATTAACAGTAACTCAAAAATATCGTCAACTTAAAAAACAAACCGAAGATGCTGGTATGAAAGTTAAAGAAGAAGATGGTAAAATTGTTGTAACAAGAAAAAGAAAAAGGAAATAAATGAGCTTATTTAAAACTAGAAACTATTATAAGCCTTTCGATTATGAATGGGCGTTTGAAGCATATGATACAATGCAGAAGATGCATTGGCTTCCTAGTGAAGTGCCTTTGCATGAAGATGTAAGAGATTGGAATGAAAGATTAACATTAGAAGAAAAAAATTTAATAGCACAAATATTAAAATTCTTTACTCAAGGAGATGTTGATATAGCACAAGCTTATTTAGATAAATATATACCACAATTTAAAGCACCTGAAGTCAGAATGATGTTAGGTTCTTTTGTGGCATCTGAAGCTAATCATGCTCACAGTTATTCATTATTAAATGATACTATTGGTGAAACATCATTATCTAATTTTAAAGCATTTCAAGAATATAAAGAAATGGCTGATAAACATGCTTATTTATTTAAACCAAAAGGCAAAGGTGTTGAAGGTTTAATTAAAGATATTGCTTGTTTTTCTGCATTTGGAGAAGGTTTACAATTATTTGCATCATTTGTTATGCTTTTAAACTTTCAAAGATTCGGAAAAATGAAAGGTATGTGCCAAATTGTTACTTGGTCAATTAGAGATGAAACTCATCATGTTGAAAGTATGATTAAATTATTTCATCAATTAATAAAAGAAAACCCACAAGTATGGACTGAACAATTTAAAGCTGATTTATATCAACAATGTCGTGATATGGTAGATTTAGAAGATAAATTTATTGACTTAGCTTTTGAATTAGGTGGTATTCGTGGATTAACATCTGATGAAGTAAAAAAATATATAAGATATATTGCTGATAGAAGATTATTACAATTATCTTTAAAACCAAACTATAAAGTTAAAGACAATCCTTTAAGCTGGCTTGATTGGGTTCTGAATGGCGTTGAACATGCAAATTTCTTCGAAAATAGAGCTACTGAATATAATAAAGGATCTATGACTGGAAATTTGTGGGGATAATATGAAATTTATGTTAACTATGTATATTTGTTCGGCAATTGCTCAACAATGTGGTACTGGTATAATTAAACCAACTGAATATAAAGATTGGAATGATTGTTTACAAAACGGTTATTCTGAATCTCAGTTGATTTTATCTAAATATACACCAGATCAAATTAATGAATATCAAATGCTAACAAAATTTACATGTATTGAATCTGAAAACAAAGGAGCTTAATTATGGCTGAATATCAAGGTCGTAAAGTAACTTTAAACAAACCTATGCGTGGTGATGTAAAAAAATTTAAAGTTTATGTCAAAAATCCAAAAGGTAATGTTGTAAAAGTAAATTTTGGTCATGGTGGTACAACAGCTAAAAAAGCTGGTCAAAAAACTATGAGAATAAGAAAAAATAACCCTGGAGCTAGAGCTAGTTTTAGAGCAAGACATAATTGTGCTAGTCCTGGTCCAAAAACAAAAGCAAGATATTGGTCTTGCAAAGCATGGTAAGGAGATAAAATGGCTTATAAAAGAAAAAGTGTTAAAAGTAAGAAAAAAGGATCAAACGGTTTAACTGCAAAACAAATGAAGCTTCCAAAAGCTTTAAGAGATAAAATTATTGCGGCTAAAAAACGAGGTAAATAATGGCTTATAAAAAGAAAAAAGGTTCAGCAGGTAAAGCTTGTTGGAAAGGTTACCGAAGAGGTAAAGGTAATTCTTGTATTAAAATGAAAAAGAGATAATATCATGAACAAATCAAGATGTTGTTGCCAAGTAAGAGCACAAAGAAAAAGAAAAATGACAATAAGAAGGAAAAGAAGAAGATAATATGATAATACAAAATAAACAAGAAGAGAATAGAACAATAACTATTAATGATAAAAAATATTATGAAAAGGATTTAAACGAAAATATGAGAAATAGTTTAATTGCCTTATCAACACAAAAAACTAATAAAGCAAGATTAGAAATTGACGTAAATAATGCTCAAATTTTAATTGATCATCATGGTAAAATAGTTGATGAAGAACTTGCTAAAATTAAATCTATAGATTAAAGGATATTAAATGTCTATAAATGATGATGTATATTCAAGAATGCTGAAACATCGTGCATTGTTGACTCTTTACGAAAAGAGATTGGATACTGAAATTAATAAAATTTTGGCATCACACAAAATAAGGTTACAACGAATTGTAGCATTTTCTGGTACAGCAAATGTAAATGCTTTAACTAGAAAATTAAATACTGAAATTCGTTTAACTTATAAAAAAATATATAAAGAAGCAATTAGTGAATTAAATAAATTAGCTGGTGTTAGTGCTAGATTTTATAAAAGTATATTTGCTAGAGCTTTAACAAATATTTATAAAGCTAAAGGTGTAAAAGATACTATAAAAGTTAATGATTTAATTATTAAGTCAAATGGTACTTTTAGTCAACAATTAGCATCTATAAGTATTTTACAACAAAGAAGAATAAAAGGTATAGTCAAACAAGGAATGACTGAAAATAAAGCAATGGTTAATATTGCCCGGGATTTAGGAAGAAGTGGATTATTAGCTTCTACCGTACAATTACAAACATTAACTAGAACTGCAATAACTGAAACATCTAATTATGTGTCAAATACAACATATAAATTAAATGATGATGTTGTTCAAGGTTACCAATATGTGGCTACCTTAGATAGTAGAACTAGTTTAATTTGTGCAAGATTAGATGGTAAGGTTTATGCATTAACTAATAAGAATGCACCACAACCACCACAACATTTTAATTGTAGATCAACAACTATACCTGTAATAAAAAGTGCTAATCAATTATTAAATACAAATAATAATAGATTACAAAAACGAAAAATTGCTGGATTATCTGATAGTCGTCGTGCCTCTATCAATGGTCAAGTACCAGGTAAAACAACTTATCCGGAATGGCTAGCAAGTCAACCGAATGAAGTTAAACTGGCTGTATTAGGAAACCAAAAAAGAGTTACTTTATTTAACTCGGGAAAAGTTAAATTTTCTCAATTTTCTAATAAAGATGGTAAATTAATTTCGTTAAAACAATTAGAAGAATTATCAAATTAATCTTTTGTTTTAAATTAAAATATAACTAAGGCCGTGTCCAAAGGAAAAATAATGTCAGAAAACATTGAAAATACACAAGTTGAAGAAAATAAAACTGAAGAAACTAAACAACCAGATATAAAACAATTGGTTGATGAAGAAGTTTCTAAAGCTATAAAAAATATAAAAGTAAATTTAGATAACGCATACAAAGAACGAGATGAAGCTGTCAATCAAATAGCGCAAATTAAAGAAGAGAAAAGACAAGCTGAAATTTCTAGCCTTGAACAACAAGGTAAACATTCTGAAGCTATGCAAATGAAACTAAGTGAACTTAATCAAAGACTTGAACAATATGAACAAAAGAACACAGAATTAAGTAGAGATAATGCCGTGCGTACTCAGCTTAATGCTTTAAACTTTAAATCAGAAAAAGCCGCTAATATGGCCTATTCAGATATTGTAAAAAGTTTAAAAAAAGACGCTTTAGGAAATTGGGTGAATGAAAACGGAATTAGTATTAATGAGACTGTGTCAAATTATGCTAAAGATGATAATAATTCATTTTTATTTTCTGTTAAAGCGAATATGGGAACTGGAATAACTCCAGCCAAACCAAGTACAGGAATTAATCCTGTAGGATCTATAAAAGATATGTCAACTGATGAAATGCTTAATGCTATTGCAAAAGGGCAAGTAAAAGTTGACGGAGATTGGTCTGAATAGACTATCTTTTATAATAATAACCGCACATATGTGCATTAAATAATAAAAGGAAAAATAATAATGGCTGTAACAAGTTCAAATTTTAATAACATTGCGAGAGCAATTTCTGCTTACGAACAAGCAGGAAGAGCTGATGCTGCGTTATTAACATCAACTGCTATGGTTGGTTCTGACGCAAGAATTAACGATTCAGGTGAAAATTACACTGGTACATTAAGATGGTTAGATTTCTCTGACCCTTCAACTTACCATAAACAAGATGAAACTGCTGCGAATAAAAATCTAAATGAAATGGCAGTATCAAACAAATCAGCAGTATATATCAAAAATATTGATCATATCGCTGCACAAGAAATGTCAGTTCAAAAGCTTATTTCAAAAGTTGACGGTTTATCATACTTAGGTTCTCAATTTGCTTCAGTTAGAGCAAGAAGAGAAGATCTACAATTAAGATCTATCCTAAATGGTGTTGCTGACAAAATTTGGGGTGCTACTACAATTGGTACTTCTGACGCTGCTGCTAAAGTTGGTACTTTTGGTTTTTACACTGGTTCTGATGCAAGTGACGCTCCAAATCCGTTATTCGCTAATTCTACTGGTGCTAGCCAATCAAGAAGCACTTTCTTTGATACTCTATTAGATGCTATCACAGAAGTAAAAGGTGAATTTGAAGAGCCTTTCTACTATTTAGTAGTAACTACTGAAACTTACAACATTATGAGAAAAGAAAACGTTCTTGATGTTGCTCCAGTAGTTGACGGTAACTTCAATTTCTCTACTATTCTTGGTGGAAAAATTAGACTTATTATTAACAACCAATCATTAACTGCAAACTTACCGGCAGGCTTAAAAGTTTCTTACATGTGTAAAGCAGGATCTGTACATTATTCTGATATTGCACAAATGAATCCTACTGCGATTGAAAGAGATGAATTAGCTGGTAATGGTGGCGGTCTTGTGACTGTTTTATCTAGATGGGGTAATATAATGCACCCTAAAGGTTTCTCATGGGCTGGAAGTGCAACTGCATATCCTGCAAATGCTGATCTTGCTCTAGGTACAAACTGGACAGTACATGCTACTAACGTTAACCAAATTGGTTTATTCCCAATTTATCACGGTTAATATTATAACTATTAGATACGGAGAAAAATAATGGCTTTACAAAAAGGAATCAATTCATTTGTTACTATAACAGAAGCAGAAAGTTATTTCTATGATAGACTTAACCAAACTTCTTGGGATAGTGCTACAGATGAAACTGTTGAACGAGCTTTAGTAACAGCCACAGGAATTCTCGATGACTTGGATTGGGGTGGTACGGCTATACCTACTACCTCATATCCTCTATCATGGCCAAGAGATATTACTTACTGGGATACTAAATCTGGTGGGTATGAAACTTTAGAAGATGATAGAACAACAAGTGATATGGGAACTATTCCTGAAGATATCAAAAAAGCGACCTATGAACTTGCTTTACATCTGATCAAAAATATGAGCACAATAGAAGATCAATCATCTGGTTCACCCAGATTGAAAGATTTATCTGTTGGTTCTATTTCTTTAACTTTTGATTTAGGTTCTGGATTAAGTAATTTTAAACAATTACCTGATCAAATCCAAAAATTAATTGCTAAATATGAAGATCCAGCTAGTATGAGTACAAATAGGGGAGTTAAAGTTAGTGGAGGTGCCTAATGGGTTATCATAAACTAATTCAAGATAATGTAAAAATGGCATTTGATACTATAGGTGATATTGGTGAAGATATAACATTTACAAATAAAAATGTAACTGCTTATGACTTTGCTACACAATCTATTACTAGTTCTACTGATACATCAATTACTGTTAAGGCTGTAATTGAAAATCAATTTAGAACTAATGATGATAAACCTAGGTTAGAATGCAATTTAATGATTGACTCAGCTAAATTAGATTCTAAGATTATTGACAATTATGATAATATCGTAATGAGAGGTAAGACTTGGAAAATAAATAAGTTTGAAGATAACAATTACATTATTAATTTAACTGTTGGAAGGGAAATATAATGGCTACAATATCACAATTATTGACAGCTGTTGAAGGTTTGTTTGCTTCCAGCGCTTGGACAGCTAATAATATAAAAGCATTTCCTGCGAATTATCAAGGGGAAATTAATGCTGAAGAATGGATACGGGTTTCTGTATTACCATTTTCTTCAGAATTAGCTTTTAAAGATGTAATAGCAAATGGTCAAATTGTATGTCAAATATTTGTTCCAGCCGGAGCAGGTATGAAACGTGCATATGAAATTGCTGATATGTTAAAAACATTATTAGATCAAGAAGTAATCTCTGGATATCTACAAACAACTAATAGCTTTATAACAAACATTGGAATTGACACGAAAGATGCAGGTTTATTTAACGTGAATTATACTGTCAATTTCAGATCAATTTAACCAAAAATAATATAAAGGAATAACAAAAATGGCTCTAATTTCAAATATAGGTGCTGGAATTTTCACTAAACTAAAATACAAAGCTGATAGTAGCTACACATTACCAACAACTGATTCTGCACACCAAGCTTTTATAGCTGGTGGTGGAGATTTTGCAGGTAATACTGAAGTTACTAACATCAGAGAATTTCCTTCATTTGGTAAACCCGCTAACATTGTTAACGTACCAAACTACGGACAATCTGTAAGTGGACAAATCCAAGGACAATCTGATGCTCCAACTTTAGAATTTACGCTTAATTATGTACCAAGTGTGCATAATCCAATTCAAGCGTTAGTTCAAGATGGATTAACATATGTATTTCAACTAGATGTTAAAAACGCATCTACTGGTGATAATGCTGCATTTTACGTAAAAGGACAAATAGCTTCTTTTGAAGTGGCTCCAAATTTGACTGATTCAAATCAGGCAACTTTGACTATTGCTACTTCAACTGACTATACTGGTCCGTTTGCTGACGCATAATAAAATTATTTTTAGGCTGGGCTTAATTGCCCAGCTTAATTAAATTGTATAGGATAAAAATCATGGATAATAAACCATTTAATAAATATTATGTATTAAGAATAACTTCTTTACACATAAAAAAATCTATAGATACATCCATAAGAAAAACTTATGATAGATTAAAAGATGTAGATGATAAACAAGAAGTCTTTGAAACATTAGATGTTTTACATAAAATTAGAAAAATGATGGAAGACTTTGAATCGAATAATAAACATTTATATATAAAACCTTTAGAGGAAATAAAGAATGAAACACATAAAAATAATACAAATAACGAAGAAAATACCATTTCTGAATCAGGAAGTGGAGATAAAACAACTGACAGTTAAAGGTATAAAAGATTTACAAAACGCATTAGATGTAAATAAAGCTGATGATGTTAGTGGTTTAAAAACTTTAAGTGCTATATTTAGACAAACTGTTGTTGGTGCTGAAGATATGAAAGAATCTGAATTTCAAGACTTTCCTATTCAAGCATTAAGTCAATTATCTCAAGATATTCTTGAATATAACGGTTTAGCCGCTAAAGATGACAAAGGTGGTGAATTGGGGAAGAAGAGTTAGCAGAATATGAAATAGCTCATCAATTAGGTGTTACATTAGATACTATATATAATATGTCCAGCAAAGAATATATGGGCTGGATAAAATATTTTAATGAAAGACCTTATGGTTGGCGAGAAGATCATAGAACTGCTATATTAGCTCAAACTACATACCAAGGTACTAAACCACTTAGGGTAAATGAATTATTTCCTTCGTTAAAAATGATGAAGAGTAGTGATACACAAAAAGATTTAAAATTAGAAGCTGGTTTTAATAAATTAAAAAGCTTAGCTAAAAAATCTGAATAATAGTGGGGCGGTGTAAACTGCCCGCTTGAAAGGCAATATGAGAGATATTAAAAAAATAATCGAATATAGTAATGTTGCTAAAAAAAAATTAAAACAAAAAGAATTATCTAGAAACCTTAAAAAAGAAGTAAATATTGGTGCCAATGGTACACAAAGATACATTATTAAAAAGGGTATAAATAAGGGTAAATTAATATAATGGCAATAACTACTATTGGTCTAAAAACTGCTGCTAAAGATCTTGAAAAAGATGTTAATAAAGCAATTGAACAGGAATTTAGATCGAAAGCATTAAAGGCATTTGCTGATGTAAAATTAACAACTCCAGTTGATACTGGCCAAGCTAGAAATAGCTGGTATATTGGATACACTGAAACATATTATAATCAAAAAACTGCACCTGCAACATCTAATATAAATTTATTGGTTCCAAAAGACAAACCAAATAAAATTATTGTTACAAATGGTACAACATACATAGAATTCCTTAACAATGGACATTCACAACAAGCACCTACTAAATTTATAGAGGCTGCTTTTAGAAAATACTTTGATGAAGTTAATGTGGAAATAACTAACGGATAAGGAAAAATGGCTGTAAAATTAGATATAATTACTAATGTTAAGGGACAAAGCCAAGTAAGTTCATTGCAATCTAGTTTAAATAAATTAGGTACTAATGCTACTATAGCTTCAAAAAGATTAAAACAATTAGAAGCTTCTGCTGCTAGATCAAGAGCAACTTTTGCAGCACTTGGAACAACTTTAAAAGTTGGTGTTGCTGCATCATTAGCTGCTGTTACATTTGGTATTGGTAAATTTGTAAGAGATACATTTGCTGCTGGTCAACTTACTGAATCATTACAAGTAAGATTTAAACTATTGTTTAATTCAGCTTCAGAGGGTGCAAAAGCATTTAATACATTAAATACATTTGCTGGTAAAGTTCCCTTTTCACTAGAAGCAATTGCTGCTGCATCTGGTAACCTAGCTGTTATATCTAAAGATGCTGATGAATTAGCTAAAGTATTAGAATTAACAGGTAATGTTGCTGCAGCTACAGGTCTTGATTTTAGACAAACTGCTGAACAAATTCAAAGAGCATTTGCTGGTGGTATTGCTGCCGCTGACGTTTTTAGAGAAAGAGGTGTTAGAGCAATGTTAGGCTTTGAAGCTGGTGCTAAAGTATCAGTTGAAGCAACTAGAAAAAGATTTTTTGAAGTATTTTCTAATGGTGGTCAATTTTCTAAAGCAACAAAAGACTTTGAACAAACTTTAGAAGCACAGGTTTCATTTGTAGAAGATGCTTATTTTAGATTTAGACAAGCCGCTGCTCAACCTTTATTTGAAGGTGTTAAAAAACAATTAGTTGATTTAGTAGGTAATTTTAAAAGAAATGATGCTGAATTAAAATCATTAGCTAAAACTGTTGGTGAAAATTTAGCAGGAGCTTTTAAAAGTATTGAAAATGCAATTAGGTTTGTATCTAGAAATATAGATCTTTTAGTTATTGGATTTAAAATATTTATTGGATTAAAAGTAGCTACATTTGTAGCAGGTATTGCTTCACAATTTGTTTTATTGGCAACAAATATAAAAGGTGCAACATTTACTTTAGCTGCTTTAAATGTGGCTTTAAGAGCCAATATAGTTGGTATTGTTATAACTGCAATACAAATAGGTGTTGTAGCATTTATTGCATTTAATGATGCTATAATGAAAGTTGTAAATACAATTAAAGATCATTTTATACAAAAAATGAAAGAGGCTCAATTAGCCGTTCTTAATTTTGTTTCTAAATTAAAAATATTTCCAAAAACTTCAAAAGAAGCAGAAGAAGCTGCAAAAAAATTAAGAGAAGAACTTAATGCAATAAAAATGGAAGCTAATGAAGTTATTGCTTCTTACACAAAATTAAATAGAAAACAAAAAGAATTATTTTCAGGAACAAGAACAACTCCAAGAGCTACAAGAGATCCTAGTTCAAGACCTAATTTTGGTGCGGCTTCTGATCCTAAGTTTTTAAAAAGACAATCAGATTTAGCTGCCTTAAATGAGCGAATTATGAACATGAATAGAGATATGATTCGTGATCAAGCTAAGATTAATGCTGCTCAAAGAACATTTAAAGATCTTTTAAATGAATCTGGTATTGAAGCTAAAT